TTACCAGCAATGATCGCAGTCTCACCACGTTTGTCATAGCTACGGTAAGTGATTGTGTTAATCCCTTCTCCGCCTTCTGTGTTTAGGGCGAATGTGGTGCGACCTTTAAGGTCTGGGTATAGTACGTCATAGCTTTGTGCTTGGATGAATTCAAGTTGACGCTGGAAGAATACACCTTCGTCATCCCCTAATAGTGCACCTTGATTGATTAGGTTTTCTACTGCATCGTTGATTACGAAGTCTACTTTAGCACCATGAACTTCTTGGCGAGTGTCTTCATCAATTGCAAATACTTTTACTGTCTTAGCCATTTTTGTTTCCTACAAATTATTTTAAGATGCCTAGCTATTACTAGGCAGGGTGTTGCTATTAAGCAATGATGTCGATACGAGCTTTGATCAAGCCTAAGCCTGACTCTTCAGCAACTACGTTAGTAGTAGCTACACCAGAACCTGCTGCTGTGCCTTCCCAAGTACCATCTGGGTTAACAGCCAATACAGTGCCAGCAACCGCAGCAATGTCTACTACGTTTACGTATAAGTAACCTTGACGGATCAAAGATACAGATTCTGTTTTGTAGTACTTAGTGTCATTACCAGTAGAAGGGCGAGTGCCTGCTTCATGGTTGTATTCACGTTGTGAGATTGCAAAGACGTTACCGCCAATTGAGCCTAGTGCAACACCGCGCTCTACAGTAGCAGCGTCACGTTTCATAGCTACGCCAAAGCCAGCTTCAGCAGATGTTAATATACCTGTTTGTACTACGCGTGGGCCAGAGTCAACTAAGTCGCCTGCGTAACCTTTAGCAGTGTTAATAGTAAATGCTTGGATAGTCATTATTTGTTTCCTTGTGCGCTGTTGCGCTTGATCATGTTCTGACGAGCTGCTTCCACAGGGTCAATAGGTTTGGCATCTACAACAACGTGTGATTCTTGTTGCTTCAGTAGTTCGCCCATAGGTGTTGTGCCCTTAGAGCTATCAACTAAGATTTCAAACATAGCAGAGATATAAGCATCGCTCTTACTAGTGAAATCTTTCTCAGGCATTTGGTCTTCTACAACCAAGCGCTCGATTTCTGCTACTGACTTAGAGCCTAGGTCACGCATGTCAGCAATAAGACGTGCATTCTCAATGGCTTCACAGCGTTCTACAACGCCTTCTTCAGCAGCTACTTTGGCATCAGCCAGCTCTAGCTTCACAGCTTCTAATGTCTTTAGAGACTCAGCAGCATCAGCAGTAAGGTCACTAACCAGCGCCTTAGAGTCTTCAAGTTCTTTGCCAATTAGTACCAGTTCAGCCTCAGCATCACTAAGTAATGCTTGTGTAGTTAATAGTTCATCTCCTACAAGCTCTTCAGCTTCATCACTGATACGACAGCTAGATCCTGCTCTGCCTTTAGCTACGATAGCTATATGGTTAGCACGGATATTACGTTGGTAGTACTTACCATCTATTTCTTCAATGTCACATGTGTAGCCAGCAGATAACTCCTGAGTACCATCTTCTAATGCATCAATAGCTTCCTTAGCAGTAAGTACAAGTACTCCACCTAAGGTATCTTCATCACGTACTGGCATTCCTTCTAGGACGCCTACTTGAAGCTCTTTAGCATTCGCAGCACTAACTTGTACAAGCTTACCATCAGCATCTTTAGGATGACCGATAGTAACAGGAGCACTACGGAATGTGTCCATAGACGATTCATCGAATACATCTTTCTCATCTCGATAAACGGTAATAACTTTCTTAGGGTCTAAGTCTACAAGCCCAAGTTGCTTTGCAGAATATAGTTGTGTACCTGTACGTGCGAACTTACAAGGCACAAGCATTTGGCCAGCGTCTGTAAGTGTACGTTTAGTAGGCACACTAATACGATCTTCAAGGTGTACTGATAACAGTTCATCCCCAAGAAACATATTTGTAATGATAGGCTTAGCCATCAAGTGTCTCCATTGGTTGGTTTTAATTTGTTAGGGTCTGTCCCTACAGTAGAGTCTTCCAGTACATGTCCTTTCTTCTTAAGCTCGTTTAGGGCCGACTCTCCAGACATGATACCTTTCTCTACTAGGTCAGAATAGAACTCTCCATCTACCTTAACTCGTTCTGCCCTTTGTGCTGCTGACTCTGGGAAGATGCAGTTCCATACGTACTTGAACTCTGACTCTTCTTTGATGTCAAAATGGGCAGCTAGCAATCTATCAACTGTCTTAAGCCTAGGATCGTAAACGTCCTTATGCAAACCTTGTAATGTTTCTATATAGTTTACTAAGTCTGATTCACCAGTTGCATTCATGCCATCTGGGGATGCAGATAAGAACCTAGTAGCTGGTATAGATACTGAGGCTGACACCATCTTAAGGTATTCCCATATCAAGTCTTTTACACCTGACAGTTGAATCTTCTTCTGGTCATACTCCTCAGTGCTATCTAGGATAGATACACCAAAGACTGACTTAATACTCTTCCAATCAGAGAACCTTTGCAGCATGGCATTGGTTCCTTCATTAGTCTCAAGAATACTTTGTAAGCCTTCTACCCTAATGATGTCAGTGTTAGCTTCTTGTACCATCTGTGCCGCAGCAAAGGAGGTAGTGTGGAAGTTATCAATCTGCCTCATTAGAGGTATTAAGACACTATCACTATACCAAAGGTTTCTTTGACGCTCATAGATAGGTAGTTCAGTACCTTCAAAGCGTATTAGTCTATCCTTATGTATAGGTGATGTTGTATTAACGAACTGGTAGTGGTCTGGCATACCAAAGGTAACGCTCATAGGTTTCTGATCAATCTCGCCTAGTGTTACTATACGAGTCCTATCTACTACGTGCATTGACCTTAAGCAGCCTGCTTTCAAGTTCTTCCAGTTAACTGGCTTGTCTGTGTTACGTCCATCATCTATGTCTAGCACGATGAAGGAAGTACCATACAGCCTAGCCCATTTGTAGGCTTCCCTGAATAGCTTTGCTACCTCAAACTCTTTGTCAGCTTCTACAGCCTTTTCCCCTTCTAGCTTTCGCCATTCACGGGTCATGTCTTGAGGTATGATCTGGCAAACCTTCTGGCTTAGCCAATCTTCACGATACCTTACTGATAAGGCTACGTGATCATAGTTAGCTCCAGAGTGAGTCCAGACATTGTGTGAGGCTTTGTCTTTGGCTCCTCCCAGCCCTGTTGCAAGGTTGGATAGCCCATCAAACATGGAGGTACTTTTCCTGTCTTTAGATATGACAACCTCTGCCTTGCTATTGTCTGTGGCCATTGGGCCTCCTAATACACATTACAGCCAATTGTGCTGGCTGTACTAAATTGTTGATGCATCAACCTCACTTGTGAAGAAGATTGACTTTATGGAAATAGTGCCTACAGCAGCATCCCCTCCAGTCACAGTCCTGATCAGTAACCTCTCACTAGGTGCTAATACTATCTGCCTGCCCTTGGTAAAGAAGCTATTACCGCTTGAGGAGATTGTAATCCTGTTACGTTGTTCTGCTACTAAGTAGTCTGCAAAGAACACTGGATAGTCCTCTAGTCCGGTCAGAGCTGATACTACTGGGGCTAGGTCAATGGTAGATGTTGGAAGTACATTTATATATCCAGTGTTTAGCGACCTACCTACTGGCACCCTAGACCCTTCTGTGTAGCTCCATGAGTTGCCATTAGAAGACTCTACGAATGCTTCTATATCTATAGTGTACTTACCAGATGATACTTCTAGGAAGTCTGGCTCTATTTGGGTGTCTTCCACTACCAAGTACTTGTCAGCAGGTGCCTCTAGTACAATGTAGTTTATATTGCCTACAGGCACATCAAGTCGGGTGGTAGTCCCTACAAAGAAGTTTCCCTCAAGTATCTGAGACTCCTCCCTCGTTGAAGTACTTACCTTAGCCCTTCCAGTGCTGGTATGCTCTACGCTCTCCTGCTTAAAGCCACCCAGTGTTGCCTCTTCCACTTGCAGCCTTGAGTGCCCTGTAGACATTGCCCAAGCACCGACTGCACCTACTTCGTTGAACATAAACTCATAATCCTTTATGAGGTTAAATCCAGTATCTAGGGTTGGCATGGTGGTTGATTCCACTAGCCTAGCCCTTTTACTGGCTACAAGGTGTTGTACCATAAGCTTGGTGCCTACTGGTATTCCTGTAGCATCGTATAGATCTACCCACACATTTGGTTCAAGAGGTATAGGTGGTAGTAGTTCTGCCATCCTTAGTTCCTTTAAGTTCGCTAATTGTATCTAGCTACTTAGATGACCAACCATTAGGCTTCTCAATGTGAAGTCCTTCGGCAGTTACTATCTCTAAGGTTACGCTAGAAGAGTCATGCAAGCTTACTACAGCTAGCGTTTCCCCTTTCTCGTTCTTTAATGTGAATGAACGGTTCTCTTCAGAACGTCCATCCAGTCTTGTCTTTAGTGCCATGTGGTACTCCTAGGCCCAGTCTTCGTAGTTCATGCTTCCTGCCGAGTACACTATAACTGTTGCGTCACTTACGTTATCAGCAAAGTCGTCATGTCCTGTAGCAGAGCCGTACTCTGACTGTCCTAATAATTCTCTCTTCATGTATTCAAAATGCTCATGATCTTCTGGTAGAAGTATCTTACCAGCCTCAAAGTAGGGGATGGTATTCATGAAGCGGCTAAACTTATCGTTACCTGCATTACCATCTCTGGGTACAGGCTTAACTCTTACTGTCTTGTCCTTAGTAAACTGCTGGTTCAAGAATAGTCCACTGGCCTTGTCTTCGATGTAGAAGCCTCTTGGCCTTAATCTTGGATGGTTCGTGTCTACCTTGTTACAGTCTTTCCAGAACTTACGCATCGCTATTATAAGCTCAGGCACTTCCCACTTGTCTATTATGACATCTAGTAGAATAAGCTCTCCTGATCTTAGTAATCCCCAGTGACATGCCACAGAAGGATCTGAGTATGTCTTGGTAGTTGATGCTGTATCTGCTGTTAAGAAGGTGTACCTAATCTTTCTCTTATCAAGGTCTGCATACGTTCCTTTGTAGGTGTGTATGTTGGCATCTTTAAGAGCTGACTTACCTTTGCCTATTGGCATTCCCATATACTGGGAATAAAAGGTGTAGGCATCCTTAAGAAGAAGTCCAAGCAATGTTGAAATCTTCTTACGCACAGACCAGAAGCTAGAGACTAATTGCTCTACTCCTTCAAACATGTGCTTCTCATAATGTCGATACTCACTCTCAGGCAAGTGATACTCAATAGGCTTGACAGAAGTGTAGCCATACTGAGAGATCTGCTTGTCATACCATTCTTTGCTTCCTGTCTCAGGAGTTATAACTCCCGGAATATTCAGCCAATCAAAGGTATCGCTAGAGCCACCCTTCATTAGAAAGCCACAAAGGTCATCAGCGTGTAGCCTCTGCATTATGATTACTAAGGGTGTTGTCTCCGTAGCCAGACGGCTTAAGAGCGTGTTTGAGTATCTGTTGTTTATCTTGTCACGTTCAGTTGGTGAGTTGGCATCATCTGGCTTTATAACATCATCTATAGACATCATACCAGCGAACCCCTCCACCAAAGCCCCAGCGCCCTTACCTGTCATTTTACCTGTGGTAGGGATAGCATGTAACACACCCGCAGACATAGTACCAAGCCTCTCAACTGACTTCTTGTTGTTATCTATTACAACGTCAGGAAAGACTCTTTGAAAGTCTGGGTCAGACATGATGGTACGGATATAACCTGAACATTCCGCAAGTACATCTGAGTTAAACCCTGTAAGTATTGTCTGGGCACTGGGGGCACGACACCACGCAAATAAAGGCAGGAAGATAGATACTAGGAGTGTCTTCCCTGCCCTTGGTGGTATGTTGATGATCATTCTATTTGACTCTTGATCAATCAACCTTTGAATAGCTTTGAACAGTACTACATAGTAGTCAACATGTAGTAGTTTAGTTCCTGTCATAATGTAGAAACAGAACCTGCTAAACTCTTCAAAGTTATGAAGTAGGTATTCCCTTAAGGCATCTACTTCATGATCTTCTAGTTCGGATATACTTCTCTTCATAGCTACCCCAGAATTGACTCTAGGATTTCTTTAGCATCTTCCTTACTAGCAATTATCACAGCAGACTTAGAAGACATGTTAGTGCCTTTACCTTCTGCTATGAGTCTTGAAATTTCTTGTGATAATTTTATTACCATGTTGGTGTCTGTAGGTATCTCAAAACCTTCTGAGTCCGTACCACCACCGAAAGCTTTCTCTTGAAGCTCTGCCATCTTTAAGATGCGTTCTGCTATGTGAAGTCCCTTCTCTTGAAGTTCATCAGCTAGAAGCTCTTGATAGCGTATTCGTATGTTTGGGTTGCTCTTAACCTCATGACGTAATGCCATAGCGTTTAGCGGGATATTTTCCAGCCTACTTACTTTTGCTAAGTCACCTCTTTCTTTTAGCATGCCTTGGGCAATTAGCTCATGGTCACTGCCTAGTACTATTTCTGTACTCATTAGCTTCTCCTAAGAATCTGGTAAGGAACCCCCAAACCCCCTTATAGGTAGCGGGGATACTTTGGGAGTTCCAATAACAAGTGGTATCCATTACAGGCTCGAAGCGCTGTTTGATTACCTTAATCCACAATAGTGCGACCGTTTTAGGGTACTACATCCTCTACAGCCCTTTAAGTGCGTGGCCTGTAGAGATAGACGCTAGTACTTATTCCAGTCGCCCCACTTAGGATATAGAAGCTTGTTGCCTCCTATTTGGCTAATCCTAGCTCGGTGGTATGGTACTCCATCTACCGAGCACATCTGGCCAATCACTTGCCCTTTGCTGTCTCTGATAAACCTAGGCTTACTGTAGTCAGCTTTATTGGGTAGTGGGTTCTGGACTTCTGGGAAGGAGTAGCATCCAGCTTGAAGCCTGTCTAAGTCGAAGCCAATCATCATCCATTCGCTAGTATAAGATTCTGTCTCCAGCCTCTTGTAGCTACAGATATTCTGAGAGTTTGCATCTAAGAAGCTTACAGTTCGGGTAAACGATCCAGTATCCATAGACCTACTCAAGTACACAACTAAGTACCTAGCACGAGCCTGTACATCAAGTATCGGGCCGTCTTTGCCAACCCAGCTATCTGCTAGTAAGTAGTACCCAGACTTAATATCGCTAAAATTTACTCTGTCTAAGGTCGGTATATGGTTCTCCATTATACTCTCCATTATAGGAAGAACCTCTCAAGCCCTTCCAAGGTTTTTGGATTCCAACTTCCCATCTCTGGTGGTCGGTCTAGCTCCACCTCATACTTAACTGTCCAGTACTTGTGAAGGTCGCTAAGGTAGTCCATGTCGTAAAGCTCTATAAAGGTAGAGACAATAGCATCATAGAGTTCCTTTCTGTAGTTGCAGTGTGTAGAGAAGCTATCGTGGATAAAGGCCATAGGCAGTCCAAGCTTCTTCAATACTCTTGCCACCATACGAAGGTGTGTTGCATCTAAGCTGTGTATCACATTGGGAGCTATAGAACTCTTATGCTTAGCAGGGTTGGGAATGTTTCCAGAGAAGTCTCTGACAGTAAGTTCAAGCTTCTTGCCGCTACTCAAAGTGCAGTTAAGCCTAACCTCTATGCCTTTACACTTCCTCTGTGTACAGTCAAAGCCATCTGGTGTTGGCCAGTCTATGCTTTCGTTCCCGTCCTTAGAAATTACAACAGCCGCCTCTGATACCCACTTAACAGCCGCTGTGAGTGGCGCTAGAGTTTCATTAAGACGTTTGTATAAGTCAGCTCCCAGTGCCGCTGTGTCGGCTTTTGGCAGCCCCTCACCCACTATTTCATACTTTTCCAGCTCCACATTCCACTCGGATTTGGCACCGAATAATTTATGGATATGGGCCATCGAAGTCATAACTGTGGCGTTATAGCCCCAAGTCATCGTGGGAATCTTAGCCGCCTTTCTAGTGGCCAGATACAGCTTGTCACGGGGCAGCACAGCCGCCCAGTCAGCCGCTACACGTTCATAGATGTCAAGGTCAGCCTCTTCCAATTCCATCCCCAGATGAGCTGTGATAGCGTCTGAGCGACTAACTGCACTCCAATGCTGAAGTCCAGAGCATCGACCATCTAATGGTATGAAGGCTGGTAGTGGCTTGGTAGGTTCATCTAAGTACTGCCTAATCAAATCAGCACAAGCCATGTATGAATAGGGCTTGTCTGCTGTCATCCAAGTATCCTGAGTCTTCTCTGGGTACGTTGCATGAGTAGCCATCTCTACCACTGACCACTTCTGCTCAGAGTAGCCAGCGGCTGCTTCTTGCAGTGCTAGGAACCCATCGTCAGTTAGTGGCTCAGCATAGGTAGGTATGACTAGGGCTTTCTGGAAGTCTGAACCTTGAATAGTAACTCCGCTCGTAGTACTTAGGTACATACGGCTACGGCTATCCATGAAGTGGGGAAACCTAAAATTCTTATGAATGAGGCTTCGGGCACTTGTCATAGTCCGTCCGAACATATACTCCTCACCAGCTTCTAACTTGGGTGGGAACTTCTGAAGTAAGTCAAAGACGAAGTTATTAATAGTGAAAGTTTCTGTAGCCATGTGCTTGACTATCTCAGATACCTTCTTGTTCTTGGGAGTGTTGATACCATTACGTACCACTACTCCAGTCTGTGTACGATCTACACCAACTATCTTAGGCATTACTACTGCCGACACTGGAGCTGCTTCAGACTCAATACCCAGCTTCTTAAGCTTCTTGGTAATGTGAATGATTCGCTCTCCCCAGATGTTGGAGTTGTCTTGCCTGCGATGTTGAAGTTTTATATAGCCAGCTATCTCCATCTCACCAATGAATCTAAGCACTACTAACATAGGGTCAGAGGCTTCTTTCATCGTGTTAGACATGCGAGGTATTGCACTATGCACAGGGTCGCCATCATGAGAGAACAGACTAAAAAGGCAATGAGTGAAAGTCCGTTGCCAGACCTCCGATTTCATTGCCCTCCATTTAGCCCGTGATACATCAGTAGGCTGTGCAAGACCTTTCGCATTAGGAGGTGGGTGCGGTAAGCTAATCCCTCCCACTAATTCGATAGTCTTCATTACTTAAGAGGCGGCTCAGTATCAAACGTCTCTTCATTCTTGTCCTGACGAAGGTGCAAGAACTTAACAGCATAGCGGAACTTACCAGTGTGGTAGCGCTCTTTGTACTGCACTGTCATCATCTGACCTATGTACTGGCTAGGGTTCTCCCAAAGCTTCTTACGCATCTCTTCAGAGAAGGCAGTAACCTTGCCATAGTTGGTATCGAATCCACCAAGCTGACCTTTAGGGTTCTTCTTGACATCAAGCTGCTCGAACCAGCCAGTGATGTAGACATCAGCAGTTGCTTCAGGCTTAACACGATACCAGCGATCAGCAGTACGAAGGACTAAGCCTTCATAGCCAAGCTTCACAGCCTCTTCTAAGTACGTCCAGATCACTGAAGGATCTGGAGTATCTAGGGTAGTAATCTTCAAACGATCATCAAAGTGGTAGTCACCTTCAGTGCCATAAAAGGCTAGAGGGTAGATCATATCTTCGTTGATGCATCCACGTACAGGTGAGTGCTGTTGAAGTGGGCTGTTAGACGCAAAGAAGTTACCTGCGTAAACTTCACAGTCCTTGAACAGGCGTAGACGTGCCTTAGCAAGTTCTGTCAAAGCTAGGTCAATTCCCGGAGGTACTTTGTCATTACGGGTAACAAACATGTTATTACGGAACAAGATCCGCACGCCATCTATCTTGTATGATACTTCTACTTGACCCTTAATCTTCTGGCCTGTGTAGGTTGTAGCTGCTCTAAAATCAGTTCTTCTAGTCATTAGGTTCTCCTTATGCGACTCTTTTCTTAGCTCTCTTCACAGGCTTTTGTTTGCCCTTCACAGGATCGAAAGAGTGGTGATAGATGCCACTAGGATTAGCGGCATGGTGTAATAGGTACTTACCAAGCCTAACGTAGAAGCTTCCTTCATCAGTCTTGGATAGGTGCCCAGCAGGAACTTGCCTGCGTATGTGGATTCTAATAGAACCCTCAAGGGTGTTACAGCTACGGCAAAGCGCAGCTCTAAGCATACCATTCTTATGGCAGTGGTCTAGCGAGGGAGTTACTCTCCCAAAGGGTGTCTCACACAGAGCACAGCAGCCCTTCTGACGAAGAGTGTACTTAGCTCGGTATGTGGCCACATCAGCTACTCTGATCTGGCGTCTAACCTTTGGTGTAGCTTCCATCGTAAAGTCCTGTGTCAATATTGAAATACTCTTCACGCCCATCGTATGTCCATCGCTGGATAATGGCGTCATCTTGGTATCTGACCATCCAGAGCAAGTTGCCCTGTGTCTCCAAGTGTTCCTGCCAATCTTTGCCATGTATCTTGTAGTACTCCGACTTAACAAGTTCTAGGGCACCTTCAAGGCTGGTAGCTTTACTCAGGATTTTCATAGCAGCTTTAGGGCCAATGCCATCACGCTTGATATAAGACTGGCCTTTCTTAGCACCTGACTTGTACACTTGCTTCACACGCTTGCCACAGCCAACTATCCAGTCAGTTGAGTCGCCAATAAGAAGCTGGTAGTAGAAGCCAATCATACCGTTAAAGTAGATACCTTCCTTCTTCTTGCCAGATTCTGTAACCCACTTCTTAGTGCGTAGTAGCCCACCATGAGTAACTTTCACTACTTCCATAGTGTCGTCATCTAAGTGGCTACCTGCAATCTGCCGTAGGTCTTTGTCAAGGCTCCAGATAACTGTGTCTTCTGTCTGGTGGATACCAAGCAGGTCATCAGCTTCTAGGTAGCGTCTGAAGTGTGTGTTCAAGGTTTGTGTAGACCACCGTTTAGCCCAAGCAAGATTAACTGGACGATCAACATCTTGGCGGTTAGCTTTGTAGTCATCTACATAGTAGTCACGCACGTTGAACTTGGTAGTTACGAACATGATGTACTTAGTACAGCCTGCCGCAATCATTAGTTCTTCGATCTTGTCGTTGATCTTCTTAGCAATCATGCCACGGTCTGAGTCGCTATCTTCGTTGAAGATGCAGCATGGACGGTAGATGATAATATCTCCGTCAATGAGTAAGGTGCGCTCTTTAGGGGCTACGAATTCGTCATCATAGTGTATGTCTAGTTCGTCTTCAAATTCACTCACTAGACAGCCCTCATTTCTTTAATGCCTGAGTCTCCACAGAAGTCGCAGGCTACTTCTCTTGCTTCTGATTCAGTGTACGCAGAGATGTGAGTTGTTCTTCCATCCCATGCCACTACTAAATAGGTTGTCATGGTATTCTCCATAGTAACTAATAAAGCCCACCTCGGTTGAGGTAGGCTATTAGCAATACTTAGAACTCTGGGTCAGAGAAATCTTCACCAGCTTCTTCAGCATTGATTGTTTCAAGATCTGCATCACTAAGCTCTTCAAGGCCAAGCGAGTCAAGATCTTCTTCGTTGTCACCACCAGTGTATTCGATAAGATCGGTTACGCATACCAAGTGAGGGTATAGGTATAAGCCGAACTTAGTTTCAACTGGACGGAACTGGAAGTGGCCTTTAGTGCCGTTGGCTAGGTTAGTTTCTTGATCTACAGTCTGACCTGCATTATCTTGAACCTTACCTTTGATGCCAATTTGTTGAATAGGACGAGAAGGCTTACGCTTTCCTTTAGGGCCAACCAACGCAGACTGAGAGAACTTGATCAATACCATGTCATCTTCAGGCTCAGGCAGCTTGAACTTCTCTACCACTTCTTCAGGAGTGTACTCCTTAGCATTTGGTAGGTTCTTAGCACCTTTGAATTGCTTCTTAAGAGCTTTGTACGTATTTTCAGATACAAGGATCTTCACTTCATACGAGTGGAATTCCAACGGGTCATCAGACAACGGTGGCTTCTTCTCTTCGTTTAACTGCTCAACAGGGCGAGTTACGGAAGTGTACATGAAGGTTACGTTCTTCATAGTTTTGATGTTGCTTTCTTTCTTTTCGGCTTCAGCCATAGTAATTCTCTCTCTTACTTAGTTTATTGATAGATAAGTTCACTGGGTAGTCGCTGGTTTGAACAGCTAAGGCCGACTCCACTTCCCATAGTATGACGGTTTTGTTCAGGACATGCCTGTATAGGTACTTCGTCACCCTAACCCTTTATAGACGGTCTAGTCTTCCTAGCTAACTAGGAGGCGCAGCTTTCGCAACCACCTTTCGAGGCATCTACCCCAGCCTTACTACGCAAGTAGTATAAGGACTTTATCATCGGATCTTCAAAGGCGTACTGGTGAACGTAAGCTATGTAGGCTTCATCTTCATCTGCATCAAAGAAGAGATTACAGCTTTGGCCTTGGCATATCTTACTCTGTCTACGAGACACTGAATTGATTATCTCAATCTGGTTAATCTCAAAGGCAGTCTTTAGTACTTCCTTCTCAAGCTCTGTTAAGAAGTCTAGCCCACGGACTGAACCGTTATCGGCTAAGACTTCCTCAAGTATCTTGTTAGAGTACTTGCCATGCCTCTTCAGTATTTCAATGAACACTGGGTTAACACGGAACATGCCGCCTGACGCTGAACCTTCAGTATAGACATTGCCATACCAAGGAACTGTGCCTTGTGACTCTGACCCAAAGATCAAAGCAGAAGATACGTTAGGGGCTAGAGCTGTCCGGTGAGTGTTACGTACTCCGTAACCTTTGCACCATTCAGGCTCTCCCCAGTTCTCAGCCATCCACTTAGAAGCTCTTAAGCTTTCCTTCCGTAGGTGTGAGAACACTTGCATGTTGAACATGTGTGCTTCAAAGCTGCCCCAAGGGAGCATACGCTGCTGCAATCGATCGTGACTGGGAAAC